TTCGGGGACATCGAGTACGAAGTCTCTTTCATTGAGGATCGGGAGATCACCATCTCCTCCACAAAAGAGGCCTCCGGGGGCGGCACCCAGCGGCCTGCAGCGACAACAACCACCTACACCATCAAGCAGGGTGACACCCTGTGGAGCATCGCCCAGCGGTTTTTGGGCTCCGGCGCCAGGTGGATCGAGATCTACAACGCCAATAAGGAGATCATCGAGAGCACCGCGAAAAAGCGGTGGAAAGCCGCAGGGATCGACCGCGACAGCCAGAACGGCCACTGGATCTTCCCGGGGACCGTGATCACCATTCCCGGCGCAAGCGGAACATCTGCAGGCGGAACGACGAAGAGCTCTTCGATCACAAGCGCTGCCGGCAAGAACAAGAACGAAATCCTGACCAAGAATTAGGAGTGACAGCATGAAGGCATCCGTCAAGAATCCTATCTATACGGTCTACATCGTATCCGGTCAGACCAAATACAACCTGACCAACGCGGTGGAGAGTATCGGCTTTTCCGAGCAGAAAAAGCAGATCGCCAAAAGCTGCACCATCGATCTGGTCAACGTGAAGGTCGGCGGATCCTGGCTGTCCTCCCTGCTGAAGGTGAGAGACCGGGTATTTATTTACGCGGACGACGGAGAGCGGAGCGAGGAGGTCTGGCGGGGCTACGTTTGGACCCGCTCCTACCGGTCCCGGCTGGACGGCCACAACCTGACGCTGAAGTGCTACGACAACCTGATCTACTGGCAGGAGAGCGAGGATGCGGAGTTTTTCGCCTCCGGCAAGAGCACGAAGGAGATTCTTTCCACACTCTGCAGCAAGTGGGGTGTGAAGCTGGAATACAGCTATGAAAGCATTACCCACTCCAAGCTGGCCCTGCGGGGCACCATGAGCGACATCGTGACCAGCGATGTGCTGGATCTGGTGAAGGACAGAACCGGGAAGAAATACGTCATCACCAGCGAAAAGGACGTGGTGAACATCCGCACCATCGGATCCAACAGCCGGGTCTACACGATCAAAAGCGGCCAGAACGCGATCCAGACCAGCAGCGAATGCACCATGGAAGGGATGACCACCCAGGTGGTGATCCTGGGCAAGGCGGACAAAGAGGACCGCCAGAAGGTGGAGGGAACGGTCTCCGGGAATACCGGAGCCTACGGCACCCTGCAAAAGCTCATCACCCGGGACGAAAACACCAGCCTGGATGACACCAAAAAGGAAGCCCAGAGCATCATCGATGCGGACGGGAAGCCCAAGTGGGAGTACGAAATCACGACGGTGGACATCCCATGGATCCGAAAAGGAGACAGGGTGAAAGCCAGCGCCGGCGACATGACCAGCACCTACATCGTTGTTGGCATCGACCGGGATCTGAGCAATTCCAAAAAGCAGATGACGCTGACTGTGGAAAACGCATAAGGAGGAACGGCCATGAGCAGCAACATCCAGCGGCTGGGCAATACGCTTACCAGCCGCATGGCCAAAACGGCAAAGGCGGCGATCCCGGTGACGGTGGAGCTGGGCATCATCAATGGCGATCTGAGCCTGAGCGTGGACAGCCTGCCCGGAAAGATCAGTCCCAGCGACTACATGGTGGATCTGAGCCTGACCCACGAAACCTACTACACCTACAACGAGCTCTACAACACCGACATGGTCCCTGCCAGGACCTATCACAAGCACTACGAAGGCGAGCACAGCGGCCATGAAAGCGGCGACGGCGGCCACAAGCACACCACCGACGGCCTGCACGACCATCGCGTCCCATCCGTTTTCCGGCGGCTGAAGGCGGGGGATCGCGTACTGGTGATCTGGGTGGGCCATGAGCCGATCATCATCAGCATCGTGGTCGCCGGAGACACCATCACGCCGAATTAAGGAGGGAGAGCATGCCTAATCTGCTGCCGGAAGGCTATGAATATGAAATCATCACCGATGCGGACCGGCTGGAGGAGCAGCCCATCGGCTACCGCAACGGATCCGCCTTTGACTACGAGATCGGCGACTACCGCCGGGACGGAAAGTACAAGATCCTGGACAGCGACGGCGTGGAAAGCTGGAAGGCATGGGTGATCAACTGCATGAGCACCGAGCGGTACAAGCACCTGGCCTACTCCACCGACTTCGGCATCGAACTGGACAAGGTTTTCGCTGCGGGATCCCGGGAGGAAGCGGAAAGCATCTTGGCCCGGCAGATCACCGAGGCCGTTCTGGCCGACGACTACAAGCGGACGGAATATGTGGAAAGCCTGGAATTTTCCTGGCCGGCACCGGACGCCATCCTGGTCCGGGCCGTTCTGCACGGCTATGAGGATGTGACGATAGATGTGACGGCCTACATCACCAGAAGGGAGAGCTGACATGGCGGAATTTGTCATACCTGAATTTTTACAGCATCACAGCGTGGACGAGGTCCACGAAATCATGAAGAGCATTCTGCCCGCCGACATCGACATCAGCGAAGGCAGCCATGAGTGGAACAAAACAAGGCCCACGGCGCTGGTCGTGGCGGAGGTCTGCGAGTTTGTTCTGCCGGAGGTGATCAAGCTGATCTTCCCGGAATTCTCCTACGATGAATTCCTGGGCTATCACGCCAAAACCCGGAACATGGAGCGGCTGGACGCCACGGCGGCCACAGGCGAGATCACCATCACCGGAGAGATCGGATCGAAAATCCCCGCCGGGAGCCTCTTTGCCACGGTCTCCATCAACGACGAGCCCTCCATTTCCTACCGGACCACGGAGGACGGGGAGATCACCGACGAGGCCATTGTAAAGGCTTCAATCCGCTGCATCGAGGAGGGAACTGCCGGAAATGTTGTGAAAAATACGCCGTTTTTCGCAAAAGACCAGATTGATGGTGTTGTTTCCGCAGTCAATGAAGAGGCGATCCGGTTCAACGAGAAATTGGATCCGCAGTATGCTTCCGGTTTGTTGACCATCACCGGAAAGGTGGGCACGGTCATCCCGGCCGGCAGCATCTTCTCCTCCCGCTATTCCGACCAGTATCCTAGCGTCCAGTACGAAACGCTGCAGGAGATCGTGATCCCTGCCTGCGTGAGAGTGCGTGTGGAATGCACGGAAGTCGGCAGCGTCGGCAACACCATCCGGGATACTGTGATCCTGGTGGGCAGTAAGCTGACCGGCATCAAGGCCGTGACCAACGAGGAGCCCATCACCGGCGGCACGGAGCGGGAAAGCGACGAATCCCTCCAGGAGCGAATCACGGAATACGACCGGACTCAGGGTGAGAGCTTTGTCGGCAATGTGGCCGACTACAAGCGCTGGGCAGAAAATGTGGATGGTGTGGGCGCGGCCATCGTGATCCCAGCTTACGACGACACCGGGCTGGTGACGATCATTATCATCGACGCAAACGGCGCCCCTGCAACCGAAGAATTGTGCGAGTCGGTTTATAATTACATTATGAGGCCCGACGACGAAGAAAGCCGTCTGGCTCCCGTCAATGCGTATCTCTCTGTTATCCCGCCGGAGACGCTGACCATCTGCGTGAAGGCCACGACGGAGTTGGAATATGAGGCGACGCTGGAATCCGTGAAGGCTAATTTCATGGCTGCTCTGGCTCTGTACATCCCGGAGGCACTTGTGGACAAGGAGATCAAATACTCCCGTATCTGGTCCATTCTTTCTTCTGTGGCAGGTGTAAACGATCATAAGGGTCTGAAGGTCGGGTTGAAATACAGCGGAGAGAACATCGCCTACGGAACCGGCAATATCCCGATCACGGCCAGACAGCTGCCCATCATCGAGGTGGAAAATCTGGACCTGACCACTGGATCCGTGTGAGGTGAGCGCCTATGAAGCAACAGACGGAGCTGATGCGGCGGATCCTGAAACATGAGATCGCCCAAAAAATCATTGATTACGTCTCCCCTATCTACGGAGACAGCTACGTCGCGCTGTGGATCTACGAGGCCATCGGCGTGGCCCTGAGCGAGATCGTCACCATTGCGGAAAAGCTGCGGTATGAGACCAACCCGATGACCACCACGCTGCTGATGGACTACTGGGAGGATCACTACGGCCTCCACCGGGACAGCCGGCTAACCATGGAAGACCGCCGGGAGCGGCTGCTGGAAAAGATCCGGTTCCGCGCCCCCTGCAACCCAGAAAAACTGGCGAAGGCCATGGAGCGGGTGCTGGAGGTGCCGGTGGAGATCACCGAGAGGGTGGCAAAGAACACCTTCCAGGTGGAGATCATGGATACGGTGGCGGATTTTGGAAAGCTCCTCCACGCCCTCTCTGTCCTGGAAAAGCGCAAGCCGGCCCATCTCATTTACCGTGTCAACGTGAACAATCCGGTGGACGAAACGGATCTGAAGATGGCGGCCGCTACAACGATGGACGAGCAATACTCCGTCGGTGTGGAAGCAATCAAGCTGACGCTGCAGACGACTCTGGAAAAAGCCATCCAGCTGGGCGCTGTGGTGACTATGCGAGAGAGTTTTGGCGTTAATCCCAACGAAATTGCCATCGAAACCCGGACGGAAATCGAACATGAGGCAAAATTGGCTACTCCCATAGCCGCAAGAGAGGTCTACAACATTACTGACATTAAACGGACTGCGCGAATCGCAGTTGAGACTGCATGCAAAATCGCCTCCCCGATTTTCAGCAGCGAGGAATTTACCATCGAGGAGGTAAGAACCAATGAGTGACATCATCGAAATCCCCAACTCCTGGAAGGCGGGCGTCATCACCAACGACGGTCTGGGCCTGCTGAGTAAACTGGTGAAGGGTCATACCCTGAACATCATCAGAGCAGAGATCGGCGCCGGCTGGGTGGATCCCGAGCAGCTGAACACCCTGAAGGCCGTCATGGAGCCTATGCAGGCGCTGTCCTTCTCCACAGTGAGCTACCCGGAGGAAGGCAAGTGCGTTATCCCCTGCAAACTGGACAACAGCAATGTGACGGAAAGCTACATCGGCCGACAGATCGGCCTGTACGCCCAGGATCCCGACAAGGGCGAGATCCTGTTCTACGTTACCCAGGTGGAGGACGAGGACGGCGGCACCGGCATCCCCGCAAACAACATTATCCCCAGTTATTCTGCTACCTGGAACCTGGTGATCTACTACGGCATGGCCGATGGCGTGGACGTGACTGTGGATCCCGCAAGTTCCGTTACCCATGAGGAAATGGAGCAGTTTGTGGAGGACGCTCTGGAAGGCTTCCAGGAGGACATGCGCCCGGCCACCAACGAAGAGATCGACGCTGCTCTGGGTTCCTATTCCGGCGGCGAAGGTGGCGGAGACATGGGCTTTACCGTGCCTCTGGACCACACACTCCTGTTCAACCGCGATGCGGAGGATCAGCACCCCATCGAGTCTATCACCGGTCTGGAGGAAGCTCTGGACAAATTGGAGGATATGGCAGAAGACGATGGCGGCCCGGTCATGACGGACGGCGAAATCGACGACGTGTGGAACAACATAATGGGTGAAGGTGTGTAAGCGCACATAGCATTATTTTTCCACTAAAATTGCGCTTTAAGCGCAAATTCAAGTCAGCAACCGGGTAAACCCGGTAAATATATAGCTGAAACAAAAAATATTTTTTGGAGGTAATTTTACCATGGCAGAAGTCAAGTATGTATCCCAGGCTAATCTGAGCAGAATCCTGGGTAAGATCAAGGAAACCTACGTTGCCAAGGAGACCGGCAAGGGTCTGTCCACCAACGACCTGACCAACGAGCTGCTGTCCAAGATCAACGGTATGGGTACTGTCGCCACTCTGAACGAGATCGGCGAGAGCAACCTGTCCGCTGCCCTGCTGGAGAAGGTCAACGCCTCTGCTGAGGGCAACCACAGCCACGCCAACAAGGAGCTGCTGGACACCTACACCCAGACCGAGGCCAACCTGGCTGACGCTGTCGCCAAGAAGCACAGCCACGCCAACGCTGAGGAACTGGCAAAGATCGCTTCTGGCGACAAGGCCAAGTGGGATCAGGCCGTCACTGACCTGGCTGCCGTTGTGGCCGACTACCTGAAGACCTCTGACAAGGAGGCCCTGCAGGCTCTGATCACCGCTCTGGATGGCCGCGTGACCATCAATGAGCAGGGCATCGCCACTCTGAACGGCAACTCCAGCGTTGAGGGCTCCGTTGACAAGAAGATCGCCGACGCGATCAACGCCTGGGCCGCTCAGGTGACTGACGACGGCACCATCAACACCTACAAGGAGGCCCTGGAGTACATCGCCGCTCACGGCGGTGAGTACACCACTCTGCTGGGTGAGGTCACTCAGAACAAGAACGCCATCGCTACCCTGAACGGCGACGCTTCCACCGCTGGCTCCGTTGCCAAGCAGGTCGCTGACGGCGACGCTGCTACCCTGGCTGCTGCCAATGAGTACACCAACGGCAAGGACACCGCTATGGGCGCCCGCGTGAAGGCTATCGAGGATGACTACGTCAAGGCTTCCGAGCTGGTGGCATTCACCGATGCGGAGATCGACGAGATCTGGGTCAACGCCTAAGCAATAGGCGACTAATCTTAATCCGGCCCCCGGCGTAATGCTGGGGGCCGGGTGATAAGATGCGGGGAACACCCGCTATGTGTGGGGATTCCCGCAGAAAGGAGATTACAATGCCTATTAAGTATGTGAGCCAGGATAACCTGACCCGGGTGCTTTCAAAACTCAAAACTTTGATCGGCACCAAGGCGGATGCAACCCATGACCACGCTGCCGGCGACATCAAATCCGGCACCCTGTCCAGTGATCGGCTACCCATCGTGCCCATTTCAAAGGGCGGCACAGGCGCTGCAACCGCAGAAGAGGCGAGAAAGAGCCTGGCCATC